TGCTACAAGCACCAGATAAACAAAGACTTAAAAGAAGTAATGCTTTGCTTGGCTCTCCTGTCAACTTTATCAGGGGTCAGGATTGGAAACAGCGCGTTGTAATAGCTGATGAAATGCAGAACGCAACGATGAAAGAATTAATTACGGTTCTTACCAGAATGAATAAAGGGACAAGGCTTTTTATTTGTGGAGACGCTTTTCAAAGCGATATAAAAAATTCTGGTTTTTCTCAGTTATGTAAGCTTTTCGATAGCGAGGAATCTAAGGAAAACGGTGTTTACCATTTAGCTTTCGACAAAGGAGATATTCAAAGAGATGAAGTTATTTCTTTTCTATTAGATCAAATAGAAGAAATTATTTAATTGTAATAATCTTTCCAAACATTTATAATTACGTGTAACCAAAATTTTGTAATGATGCACGAATTTTGCGTCCAGTGTGGACATAAAAACTTATTTGAGAGCGTTAAGCCTAAATTCTGCGCTGGATGTGGGCAACCTTTTAACGTAGGCGGTGCTATCGTCTCTAGAGCTAATTCTTCTGAAGAAGAGGTTTTAGAGCAATCTGAGCAAATGCCTCAATTAAACAAAGATAAATTATCTCAAGGCTGGTCTACTCAAGTAGACAACTCTGGCTTTCCTACATTCGGGTCCATTGCTGGATCAGATGCACCTCCCGCGCGGCATCATCGCCCCAAAGGTTTCAAGGGGAAAGATGTAGTTAAATCTACCATGAAAGAATTTGGTAGGGTGACTAAAAGCAGGGAACTCGGCAAGTGATAACATGCGAGAAAGCTTCGAAGATAAAATCGAAGAGATTGATCAGCTTCTCGACATAAATAGGAGTAAATGGCAATTAGATGCTATTCAATGGTTCGATTACGATGATGTAAAACAGATAATCCGTATTCACATCAATGAGAAATGGGATTTATGGATACAAGAAAGACCGTTCAAGCCTTGGTGTAGACAGGTCGTTCAGAATCAAATTAGAAATTTAATAAGGAATCATTACCTTACTTTTTCTAAACCATGTTTGAGATGTAAGCATTATGTTTCTGAAGACGGATGCGCGTTTACAAGATCAAAACAGCAAGACGATTCCTGTCCAGATTATGCTAAGTGGCTGAAAAAGAAGAAAAAGGTTTATGACGTTAAGCTTCCTCTTCCCTTAGAAGGTAGGGTTATAACAGCTTCTACAGATTTATATGATCAATTTGATTACGAAAAAAGCGCAGATAAATTACATGCTATAGTTCTAAGAGAGTTAAACAACGAAAGACATAAAGAAGTTTATACAATGTTGTTTCTTGAAAATAAGTCTGATGAAGAGGTCGCTTTTAAAATGGGATTTAAACCTGAGAGCGCGAAAAAGAAAAAAAGGTATAAGCAATTAGACAATTTAAAAAAGAGATTCGCTGAACTAGCCCGTGAAATACTTGATTCGGAGGATATTATTGAATAATGGTTGAGCTAACAGCAGAGCAAAGGGAGTCTATTAGAAATACTTTTAAAGTCACCCAAGACTTAATCGAGATTACCAAAAACGTTTTCAAAAACGAAGACCTTGATGGTAGATCGCAAGAGGGTCGTGCAGTTAGAGATTTCCTTGTTTCAGAGGGAATGAAATATAATACAACCAAAAGCACAAAAAAAACTAACGTAGAGTTAACGGATAGTCAAAAGTCTGTCCTTATGTCTAATCAAGTTTCATCTTCAATGACCGCTCTTGAGATTGCAAGGGTGGTATTTCAAACACCTGACGTTAAATCGTTAGATGCAAGTCATAGATCAGTTATTGAATTTTTAGAAAAATTTAGACCAGATGTGATTGACTCAAGTGCCAAAGCCGCAGACGGAAAATGGCATTCTCCTAAGTCTCATTCTATGGCTATTAGAAGGTGCAACAAATGGTGCGCTACAAGCTTGAAGGAGAATCCTGACGAACTCCCTGCGAAGCAAAGGAAGAACACAGAGAGGCTACTTGAATATTTAAACATTCATAAATTAATTACTACAGTTAACGCTTATCGAACAGATGCCGACAGGGATTTGTTTGAATCGGAATTTGTAAGAGCAACATGGGACAAACCAGACTTAACGACTGACGAACTCAATCTTTATATGATGATTTGTTCTAATTTTGTCAGGGCCAAGCACATTCAAAACAGAATGGATATCTTTACTGATATGCTCGAAAACGAGGAGCTTGAGAGCCAAGACATCAATATGCGCCTTACAGAACATATTAAGGCTACCAACGATGAGTTGAATGCTTGTGAAAAAAGGATCGAAAGCTTAACTCAAAAACTAAATGGTGATAGAGCCAAAAAACTAGAAAAGAAGGGTGAAAACACTCAAAACATTCTTTCTTTAGTAGAAGCCTTTCAAGATGAGGAAGAAAGGCAAAGGCTAGTAATGATGGCAGAACAAAGACTGTCACTCGTTGAAAAAGAGGCAGATAGACTAGAATCTTTAGACGAATACAAAGCTCGTATATTTGGAACAAGCAAAGAGGAACTCTTATGAGTGTTACTTGTAAGCAATGTGGCGCTACATTTAAAACATTACGTGGTCTTCACTCTCACGTTAAGGTTCATGGGGGTCAAGAGGTGTATTATCATACCCACTATCCTCGCTTGGATTTATACGATGGATCTCTAATAAAGTTCAAGAACAAAGATAGATACTTCTCTACATTTTTTAATTCATCAGAAAACAGAGAGGCTTATTACTCCTCTACTCCAGCTTCAGAATCTCGTAAAGTATATTTAGAAGAATTTTTAACTCACGCTAAATATAAAAATATAGACTTCATTCCTTGCGATAATTACTTTAAATTTAGTAAGCTCTCTGGTGTTAAGGTTATCAAAAAATTATTTGAATCTTGTGCTTGTTTTGCTGATCAATCTGATTTGAGGCAAATATATACAGAAAAATTGCCTAAGAGCTTTTGGGATAGAGACAAGGGGCTAGATGAAATGACGGTCTTTGTAGACACTAGAGAGCAAAAGCCTTTTGAATTTAAAAATAGCATTATCAATAAATTAGATTTTGGCGACTACGTTGCTTCTGGAAATTTTTTTAATAAAACTTACGTAGACAGAAAGAGCTTGGAGGATTTTAAAGGAACATTTGGAAAAGGTTATCAAAGGTTCAAACAAGAAGCGGAAAGGGCGAAGCAGTTTGATTCTTATCTTTTTGTAGTTGTTGAAGCCAGCATAAAGCAAATAGAACAAGAAAACGAGATTTCGAAACATCCTTCTAGGTTAAATTATATTTTTCATAATGTAAGAGACTTTCTTCTTTCTTATCCAGATAATAGTCAAATTGTATTCTGCGATAGTAGAGGAGAAGCTAATGATATAACAAAACGTATATTATTTAATGGTCCTATTTTATGGGACTGCGATTTTCAATATTTTTTAGATAAAAGACATGGCTTGGAGTAAAGGAATTCAAGGTCGCCGCATGGAATATTCTGCGAGGGCTGTAAACGAAGAGGTGTTAGAGAAAGAGGGTTTTATCCAAGAGGGTGAAGCTAAGGTTCTCTTATGTAAATTTTTAAGGAATAATATTTCATTAGCATCAGAGATGATTATTGGGATGAAGCTGTTTCCTTTTCAAGCAATGCTTATTAAGGCAATGATGATTGGCGACTTCTCAATGTTCGTGCTATCTCGCGGTATGTCTAAAACGTGGTCTGCTGCGATTTATGTGATGCTTCAATTAATATTCAGACAAGGCATAAATATTGGAGTTCTTTCTAGTGGTTTTAGACAAGCTAAATTTATATTGCAAAAATGCGAAGACATACTCAAAAAACCCGCCGCTGCTATGGCATCTCCTATGTTTACTTTACAGAAAGGAACAGATCAATGGACTTTGAGTTGTGGAATGAGCAAAGCTATGGCGCTACCTCTAGCAGACGGTTCTCGACTCAGGGGTTTTCGTTTTTCTGTTCTACTATTGGATGAGTTTTTAAATATCCCAAAAAATATTTTTCAAGAAGTTATTCTACCTTTTCTTGGGGTTATCGACAACCCGACAGAGCGAGAGGACTTGGCATTACTAGAAGATGAATTGATTGCCAATGGAAAAATGAAAGAAGAGGATAGGTATAAATGGATCAACAACAAACTGATCATGCTTTCTTCTCCTTCTTATACTTTCGAGTATATGTATGAACTTTATTGTCAATACAGAGATGCTATATTAGGTGTTGATATTAGGACCGATGTAGATGAAGAGTTTGATGCAGATGCTTACAGGATTATCTTTCAGTTGAGTTACGATTGTGCGCCAAAGGCTCTTTATGACAAAAATCAACTTCAAGTAGCAAAGCAAACTATGTCTGAGGCTGTATTCAATAAAGAGTATGGCGGTCAATTTGTATCAGAATCAGATTCATATTTTAAGCTTTCTAAAATGGCGGCTTGCACAGTTCCAGACGGAGATGCACCTTTTGTTCAGATAGCGGGAAACCCTGACCGTAAGTATGTGGTCGCAATTGACCCCTCTTGGTCTGAGGATAGCGGGTCTGATGATTTTGCTATGGAAGTATTCGAATTAGATGAAAGCTCTCAGAAGGGCTGTCTGGTCCATGCTTACGGTCTTGCTGGAACAGGACTTAAAAAACATATTCAATATTTTCATTACTTAATAACAAATTTCAATGTGCAGTGTGTCGTATTGGATTATGCTGGCGGCGTTCAGTTTGTTTCTGCTTGCAACGAGAGTGAGCTATTTAAAGAAAGCAAAATCCATCTTAGTGGCATAGAAACAGAAGGCGAGTTTGATAAGCCTGAGACATACCTTAAAGATTTAAATACCTTCAAAAGAGAGCTTGCTCCAACTCAGCATAAGTATTGTATTTTAAGAAAACCTTCTTCTAATTGGATCAGACAAGCTAACGAATTGCTCCAAGCTAACATCGACCATAAAAGAATATTATTTGCTGCTCCAGCGCATGATGAAAATTTTAATAAACAAAGAAAGAAAAATATTCCTATTGACGATTTAAAATGGGACACAAGGGTTAAAAAACAGTCTTCTGGTGCTGCTAAAATTGATTTCTTAGATCATCAGGTTTCTAAAATAGAACAAACAAAACAGCAATGTGCTAACGTAGAAGTGGTGACAAATCCTCAAGGTTCTCAAACCTTTAGATTGCCGCCACATATGTCTCGTCAAACTGGACCGAACAAACCAAGAAAAGATAATTATTCTGCGCTTGTATTGGGTAATTGGGCTATCAAAACTTATTTTGACGCAATGAATACAACAGAAGAAGTCAAGACCTTTGACACCTTTACGCCTTTTGGTGCTTGATTACTTTACGGCTTCAGTAGGCCAAGGTTTCCAGCCTATTTTATCTTTAGTGTGTTCTCTACCAAAAAAATGATCAGCTTCATGTGAGGCGATGTATGATAAGGATTTAGGGTCATTTTGAAACCTATCCGTAATACCTACTGATGGGGGTATGATGCCCCCGCCCTTCTGGAAGTATCCATAAGTTTCACCCTTGTAATGAGGCGACCACCGTGAACCATACCTTCTTGGGAAATAACTGATTTTTAAACCTACTTGATTATCAGACTCTTCAAAAAATGTCTTATATCTATGAGCGCCTTTTGATTTGTTGAAGCCTTCGATCACACCAGCCTTGGCATCTTCTTCCCATTTAGGAACATCTCTGTAAATGTTTTTAAAAACTATCTTTTGAACAGACACTGATTCTTCCTTTGTAATTGGGTTCTCTGGAGTTCTTTCTCTTACGCCTCCGCAACTAGAAAGAAATAATATTACAATTGGGTATAGCAGAAATAAAAATCTTGTCATTTAAACTAATTACACATATATTGAATCGTTTAATGTGTAATTTATTATGATGAGAGTTTCCGATAAACAGTATAAACAGCTTTTGGATATTCAAAAAGCATTGGAATGGGAGGGCGTTAAATTAGACTCATTGTTAAAAGAAATGAAAGAACAAGAAGACGAGCAGCCTACTGAGCCTATTGAGGTTCCAGTTGAGCCTACTGGAAAAAAGGTAGCCATATGTGTCGGTCACAGTAGAAGTGGCGATAACGGAGCGGTTAATACTGACGGAGTTTCAGAACACACATACAATGGTCAAATCGCTCACAATCTTAGCCAAAAATTATCATCTCACGGTATTGAAAGTAAAGTTTTTGATTATTACGAAGGCAGCGGTTATGGATCAGCTATGTCTTGGATAGGGGATCAGGTTAAAAAGTATGATGCTGACATAGCTATTGAACTACATTTTAATAGTGCCTCTCCAAGCGCGGCTGGTTATGAATATCTTTACTGGCACTCAAGTAGCTCGTCCAAAGCTTTAGCGGACTCTTTGCTAAAAGCTCAAGAAGAAAAGACCCCGCAAATGAAAAATAGGGGCATCAAATCTAAAACTTCTAGTGATAGAGGTTCTGGCTTCCTTTCAAAGACTCATTGCCCTTCTGTTATTACAGAGCCTTATTTTGGTTCTAATCAGGAAGAGACTACTTACTATAGAGACAAGAATATCTTGGAAGAAATTTATACCAAAGGTATTGTAGATTACTTTATAGGATAGAGTCTAACCCAAGACTTTCTCAAAGAGTTTCATCATATTCATGTCAATGTTACTTATTTTTGACTTTGATATGATTTTTTCGGGCATTTTAGAAATAAGTTCTGATCCGTAAACTTCTGTATAATTGTTCATCCATTTTCTTTTTAAGAAACAAAAATGGTAGTAATATAAATACAAGTTAGCCGACTTAGTATAATCCTTTACGCAAATTGGGATATCAAACTTTTTTATAAGTTTTAAAGACCTTAGCTCGCAGTCCCTTTCGACAAGTATGACATCAATAAGATCATCCCAAAGTCTTATGCCATCGTTACTTTCTTCTTTTGCGAGCCAATCCCAAAAGCGGGTTACATCAGAACCCTCTACCCATAAAGGTATTTTATCTACAGCTTGAGTAAAATGAGCGAATTCATGGACGAACACTTCCATGAACTTAGTGGATTTACCAGCTATAATTATTTCTTTTCCGTCGCAAGAGCCGCTATGCCTTCCACCGTCTGACAGGTATTTTACATTTTTAATAATTAATCGTCCGTTATTTTTTATAATGTAGTCTTGAGCATATTCAAGGAAGGGTTGGAAATCTTTTTCAAAAACAATATCTTTATGAATTCTAATGTTTTTCATTTATAACTATTACACAAGTCAACGCTCGATCTTCGCTCCATGTAAGTTATAAGATTATTCTTTTAAATTGTTTTTTCTTTTTAATTTCATTAAAATACAAATAAGAAAGATATAAAAGTCAACAATTTTTTAACTTTGATGACTTTTTGTGTAAGAATAGACATGGCAAAGCGTCCCTATAAAAAACGTAATATAGAATACTGGAACAATTTATCAGAAGGAAGACTCCAGAACCCTCCACCGACGCAACCTGTAGAGAACGTTAATACAGATTTTGAGCCGTTTACATTTGGAGATCCACTTCTAGATTTAGAATCAACCGCTAGTAGATTAAGTAATCCAAGCGGAAGAAGAAAAAGCAAGAGCAGAAACATGGCTGCTACGGGCGGCATAAGAGATCAATACGCTAATATTGACGAAGGTTTGCTTCCTTTTCAATATAGTCGTGATTGTGTTGGCGTTTCTGACGCTGTTCTTCTTTGTCAAAAAGCTTACTTTAACATTGCAGTCTTTAGAAGCACTATTGATCTTCTATCAGAATTTGCAGATGCAGAGCTTCATTTAAAAGGTGGAAACTCATCTAGTCGTAAGTTTATTAATTCTTGGTTAAATCTTATTAGAATTCACGATCTGAAGGAACAATTTTTTAGAGAGTATTATCGTTCTGGCAATGTATATCTATATCAATTAGAAGCAAACGTGATGCCCAAAACAATAACTAACTTTAGTCTGACTTCTCACGCAGCCAAAGAAAAAGTTCCAGTAAAATATATTCTTTTAAATCCTTCTGATATTAAGGTGGCAGATCAATTGGCTTTTGGAAGCTTTGCTTACACTAAAACACTTACGCCTTTTGAAATTGCTAGACTAAAGAATAGAGAAGATCATCCAGAGGCTCAGAACATTTACAATGGGCTTCCTGAGAGGGTAAAAAAACAAATTGAATCTTACAATGCCGTCAACACCTTGAATCAAGAGATTCTATTAGACTTAGACGTAGAGCTTTTTCACCCTGTATTTTATAAAAAACAAGATTACGAACCATTGGCAGTGCCGATGGGCTTTTCTGTTCTTGATGATCTAAACAAAAAGGCAGAACTTAAAAAGATAGATCAAGCTATGGCTCGCTCTATTGAAAATGTGATACTATTAATCACTATGGGTGCAGAGCCAGATAAAGGCGGCATTAACCACAAAAACGTTGCAGCTATGCGCGAGCTTCTTGAAAGCAATAGTGTTGGGAGAGCAATTGTTTCCGATTACACGACCAAAGGCGAGTTCTTACAGCCTGATCTTAAAAAGGTCATGGGTAAGGAAAAATATGAAGTTCTCAACAAAGATATTCAAGAGGGCTTGGGCAACATTCTTCTTGGAGAATCCAAGTATTCTGATACTGAGTTAAAAGTTCAAATATTCTTTGACAGACTTGAAGAATCAAGATCAAGGTTTTTGAAAGACTTTTTACAACCTGAGATTAATAGGGTTTGTAGAAAAATGGGTTTTAGAGAAGTTCCCAAAGCTGTCTTTAACAAAAAAGAAACGATAGCAAAAGAAAGTTCTCAAAGGCTTATTGCTCGTATGATGGAGCTTGGCGTTTTAACTCCAGAGCAGGGAATGGAAACCATTAACAAAGGTCACTTTCCTAAAGCCGAAGAGATGGAAGCTTCTCAAAGAAAATATCTTAAAGCCAGAGAAAAGGGTTATTATGTTCCTGTCGTTGGTGGTCAGGCATTGATAAAAGAAGATGAGGGAGAAGACACAGAAGATGTTGAAGCTCTTTCAATTAATAAAATCTCTGATAAGAAAAAAAGAACAACTGGTAGGGATCAAAAGAAATCTGCAACTGTATCCGCTCCTTCTGGTGGCAGACCGATGGGCGCAGTTTCTTATTCCAACTCAGCTTTGATGGAAGTGGTAGAATCAGCTAAAGGTCTTGAATCTCTAGCTAAACAAATCTATAAGAAGGAACTGGGAATTAAGCGTTTCAATAAAGAAAAGAAAAAGCTTATAACTGATCTTTGTAGCGCAGTTATTATCAATTCTGATGCTACGAATTGGGAGCGGGATTTAGAAGAAGTAGTTTTAAATAACTCAAAACTTTTAACTTTAAGCACTCATCCTAGTGTATTAAGTCTTGCAGCAGAGCATCAACTCGATGACTACGCCGCTGCTCTTCTTTACCATTCCACAAAAATAGATAATGTCAAGTAATAAATTTAAGTTAACAGGCATCGTTCGCGCTATTGATTCTTCTGATTATGAAAAGATGGGAGTATCCAAAGCAGCTTTTATATCTCAGGCTAGTAGTCTTTTTCCTAAAGAAGTAGGTGTAAGTGAATCATTTGATTTGCTTCCAGTTGTTTTTAATTTAGGCGTTGTAAATAAGTTCAACGCAAATGGAGACGGGATTGATACTGTTCGCGCAGCACAGATAATTAAAAAGTTTATACATAAGCCTTTAAATATTGAACATTACAAGCCCGATATTGTTGGGCATATTGTAAATGCGAGCTTTTCAGATAAAGAGCCAGATTACTTAGAGAACTCAGTAGAAGATTTTCTAGATAGAGATGATCCATTCTTCATTTCAGTAGCTGCTGTAATATACAAACATGTATATCCAGATTTATCTAAAGCTATTATGAAGGCTTCTAATCCAGAAGACCCGTCTTATCAGGCTTATTCTTCTTCTTGGGAGATTGCCTTTTCAAAATACAAAGTATGTGTTGGTAGCGAGTTGTTATCAGAATGTAAAATTTATGAAGAGGGTTCCGCTGAATATGAAAAATATGATAAGGAATTAAAATCAAGCGGTGGCAAAGGCGGTAAAAAAGATGGACCTGTTAGCAGATTATTTGATGGAAAGATAATTCCAGTAGGAGCAGCTTTAACAGAAAATCCAGCCGCTCAAGTAAAAGGAGTATATTCCTTAGTAGATTTAATTAACAAAGAAGACCAAGAAAAAACATCCAATAGTAATAAAAAAAGTTCCGAAAACCAAGAAACTCCTGTAAACGATAAAAACGATAATAGTGATATTATGACCGAAGAGCAATTTAACGAATTGAAAAAACATATCGAAGACCAAATTGGTGCTTTCGATATTAACGAATCAACCGCCTCTACTGTAGGCGAAAAATTTGCCACCGTTCTTGAGGACGCTGCTAAAGATTGGAAATCTTCTAGCGAAGCTGCCAAAGAGAGGGAGGAAGACTATAAGAAAGAAATGGAAGAGCTTAAAAAGCAACTTTCTTCTGCGACCGAATCTTTGGTTGCTCTGAAGTCGGACTTGGAGATGCGTAAAGCCGCTGAAAAATACAATGGTCGCATGGAAGCTATGGCAAGCGTGTTTGAACTTAATGAAGAAGTTGAGGCAATCGTAGCCAAGCAAATTAAAGATATTGAGACTGACGAAGATTTTGAATCTTATTTAACCGAAGCAAAAATTCTTTTTGCTGACAAAACAAAGGAAGCCGTTGCAGCAGTTGAAGCAGCAGAAGAAGCTGAAAAGAAGCACGACGAAATTGAAGAGTCCAAAGCTTCTGAGCAAGAAGGCGAAGCTGAAGAAGCTGAAGGCGAAGCTGAAGAAGCTGAAGGCGAAGAAGAAAAAGAAGGTGGGGACGAAATTGAAACCTCCGAAAGTTCCGATTCCTGTGTAACAAACAACAACGGTGACGATTCAACTGAAGAAAATCTTTTCGACAGGCTCAAAAAGGCTGGACTTCAACTTGAAAACTAATAACCCAAAGATTTAAAAATAAACTAAAACATCATGGCACAAGTAATTACTCGACTACTTCCTAACCGAAACTTCGACCCGAAAAGCGAAGTCAACATGTTCGCTCTGGATGCTGCATCTGGAGAAGCTGGAACTTTTGTTAAAGTCTCCGCTGCTAACCTCTCGGACGATCCTGTTGCTTACGTTAATCGACCCGACGCTTTCGCAAACAGCCTTGGCAATGCCACTTCTCAGTATCCAGAAGTTACTCGTAAAGTAACTGCTGCTGGAACTGGAGACGGTGGAGTTGTTATCGGCATGATCACTCGCGACGTTCGCGAAATTGACGAAAACGGCGAAAGCCTTCACTTCTATCCTCAGAAAAAAGAGGAGCTTCAGTGCGTTGTTTCTGGAGAAGCTAACCCTATCGTTTCTCGCGGAACCGTTGAAGTTAACGTCAGGGGTCTTGCTGGTGGAGCTACTCCTAACGTTGGTGATCTCGCTGTTCTTGCAGCTAATGGTCAAATCACTGGTGTGAGCGCAGCTTCCGCTTCTGCTCAACAGAAAGCCGACACGGTTGGAACTATCCTTGGGACTGGTCTTCGTGTATCTCAACAATCAACAGACTCTCTTGCAGGTCCATATGCAATGCTTAAATTCTCTGTATAACTTAAACCAATAAACCTCAAGAAAGACTTTAAAAATGCAAATTAAACTAGATAAAACCGAAGATCAAATCGCACTTATCAAAGCTGTCGCCTCTAAGGATAGAGACGTTGCTTACGAGGCGAAGGCTACTGTTGCAGAACTCGTTGGTCCTGTTATCAGCGAAGTGATCAATAACGCTCCTAGCATTTCGTCGCTTTACACGACTGCAAGCTTCAGCGAAGATGACAACCTTTCAATGCCTCTTGATCTATTGCACGACGTAACTGACCAAGACTACATCCGTGTTCACTCTCAAACTGTTGCTGGAGGACTTAGCTCTAACGAGATGTTCCCTGCACAAGACGAACTTAAATTCAAAACCTACTCTCTTGATTCCGCTTGGAGTTTCGACAAGAAGTATGCTCGTAAGGCTCGCGTTGACGTTGTTTCCGCTGTCTTCACTCGCATGGCACAGGAATTCCTTCTCAAGCAAGAGAAGACTTCTGTAAACCAGCTTCTCGGCGCACTTGTTGCTGCTGACACTAAAGTTGCTGGTAGTGCTGCTGCTGGAAATCACGTTATCAGCACTCTTGCTGATGATCGTCTTCAGCTTGCTGACTTCAACGCTCTCGTTACTCGCTCTAAGCGTATCTGGAGCAATTACTCCAGCGGAACTCCTGTTGGTGGTTCTATGGTTGGCGTTTCTGACCTCATCATGTCTCCAGAGGCAGTTGAGAGCATCCGAAGCATCGCTTACAATCCTGTCAGCGAAACTCAGAGTCACGGAACTGACGCTACTGACGCAATGCGTGAGGCGCTCATGGGCCAAGGTGGTCTTCCTTCTCTTTTCGGTATCGGAATCATCGAAATTCTTGAGCTTGGTGTTAACCAGCGTTACAACGAAATCTTCGATGCTGTTAATACCGCTGCTGGATCTCCTGTTACTTTTGATAACACCAAAGATGAAATCATCATCGGTGTTGATCGTGGAAACACTGGACTTATTCGCCCAACCATTACGGAAGAGGGTTCGTCCACTGAGGTTACTGTTGAAGTGGATGACCAGTTCGCAGTTCGTCAGAACAAGACAGGATGGTATGGTAAGATCGAAGAAGGTCGCATCGTTACCGAAGACCGTAGGCTTTCGGGTATCGTCCTCACAGGTGCTTAATAAGGACTTGTTGAATTAAAAAAAGCACGACTCGTTAATCGGGTCGTGCTTTTTTGCTTTAAATTAATCATTAAAAATAATATAATAGGGTATGGAAAAACAAGAGGAATTTGACTTTTCAGATGGTAAAGATCGCGAAACCAATCAGCCTAAAGAAAGAAGTCAGGCAGAATTGGAGCAGTTGCTTGATATGGGTAAGATGAATCCTTACCAGACTTTGAGCAAAGCTACATTCATTGAAAGATTGGAAGAAATGGACTTGGACGAGAAGCATAAACTGGCTATTAGAGTTGGGATTACTCCTGTCAATAACAATACACAGCTAACAGAACGTCTTGTTGATAATTTTGATGATTTCATCTCTAAGTCTAGAATGATTCAAGGTGCTACCAGTAACGATATTGACCCTAGCAGTGAAGAGTATAAAAAAATTAAACACCTTCTCTGAACTACTTAAAAAGTGTAACTGTAAGAGATATGAATGATTTACAGTCTCTTGCAGAAGACATCGTTACATACTCTTTTCCAGACGATACGGGAAGGTTTCCCGTTTCTTTTGTTTCGGGTTGGCTAGAAACGCACATTGGTGAACTTAACGGTTTAACTCACGAAGATTTCTTCATTAATGAAACTGGAGGTATTGGGCCAAGCGGTCTAATGCCAGTAGAAAAGGATATCTTTAAATCCTTATACGAAGAAGAATACTACGAAAGAGCAGCTAGAGAGGCTCTGAGGGGCATTATATGGGGTGAGGGTAATGCAGATAGCGTTACTATGGTAAAGGAGGGTGACACTACAATTCAAAAGGTAAGTAAGCACCAAATTTCTAGAACCTTTTCAGAATTCGCTGCTGCTGCTCGCGGTAATCTTGAGGATCTTTTGTTTCAATACAATATGCAGAAGTCTTCGCCAATTGGAGTTGACAGTGCCGAAGGACTTGCAGATACCGAATATAACTGTTTTAATCACGATCACTAATGGCATCAATATTTAACGATAGCGAAAAAAGCGCGATTGAAAGTATCTTGGACGATGTTCACGACACTTTTAAAAAAAATATATTTGTTTATGTAGAAGAAGTTACTTCTGTTGATTTTTCAGATACTCAATTCAATCCTATTTATGGTAGGTCTTTCAATCAAGCAAAGACAGCTAAAGATAAAAAGCTGACTAAGCATACGGTAGAAGCTAGGGTATTTTATGATAGTCAAAAAGACAATGAATTTATTGAGGACATCGGCGCTGGTTCTTCGGAAAATGTAGTTCGTATTAAAGTAAATTACGACGCAAAAGAATTAATCAAGAATGCTTCAGTAATAGAAGTAGATGATGAAAGATACTCTCTAGTATCAGACGCAGAAGTTATTGGGCCTTTCAATAATCCATATTGGAAGATTTATTTAAAACGTGATGGCTAAAACAACTGTCCATATTGATCAAAGAAAACTTTTAGGAGAACTTAGTGCGGGTAGAAATCTAAAGGTTACGTCGAATATTGTAAAAACAGAAGTAGACAAAAAGATTAAAAAATCTCAGGATGATCTTGTAAGAGAGTATGAAAATCACCCTATAACACAAGAGATTGATAATGGTCCTAATGCAACCAACTCATCTGGGACTTTGGGCGGGAAAGGAAATCTTTTTTCTTTTATCGGTTTTAATAGAGGTGATAATCCAACTGCTGTTGTAAAAGCAAGACTGGCGAAGCCAATAAAATCTAAAGTTTCAAAAGGTAGTTTTGGTCGTTTCAAAGTAGAAGTTGATGCGGCTACTAAACAAGAACTTGAAGAAAGCACACCTATACCGTGGAGCGTTGGAAGGAGTTGGCTTGATGGTATAGAAAAGGGCATATCTGGTTTAGGCAGATATATATTTAAAGGGTCTAATCTAAAATCTTCTCGTTCGGGAACGGCTATTCAAGTAACTAATTCAAAAGGCGGCAGATTTCAAAATACAAGTTATATTTCTAAAATGTTAAATAATTTCTACAAGCGACTTTCAAAATGAAAACTCAATTTGCCCATAACTTACTTAATTCTTTCTATCTTTGGTTTGAAAGGGAGCTTCTTGGCGATAAGTCTAAGGCTTATAAAACAAATCAAAGTAATACCTTTAAGTATGTGGACTTTCCAGATGTTCCTAATTCTCATTTAGGCTATCAGGGTCAGTTTAGACAGCTTGTTGCTGATCATTGTGTAGATCAACCTAACTCTGGAATATTTATTGACGGATCTTTTGTATCGGGAGATAGCTCTGACGTTTACATAGATTACAACGGAGGAAGGGTTATTGTTCCCGCTGCTAGTGGAACTGGTCTTAATATTACAGCAAACAATACTATTAAAGAAGTTAACACTTATGTGTCTAGTGATGACGAAGAGCAATTACTTGTTGCTAGTGATTTTGTAGATGCATCTGATTTAACTGAAACATACCTTTTCTCTAAAGACAGTAAGCTAGACGAAAAAACTTATATTTTACCAGCTTGTTTTATTCGTTTGGTTAATAATGAAAATGAAGACTTTACTTTTGGTGGACAGGATGAATCAATTACAAGAATTAGAGTAACTATATTAGCTACAGATAATTACTTACTAGATGGTATCGTGGGATTATTCTCTGATACAAACGAAAGATGTATTACTCATGTGCCTTTTGAAAACTCACCATTTGGTCACTTCTATTCAATTAAGGATTACCCTTACTGTTATGAAGACCACGTTTCAAGCCTTTCTGGTAAAACATATGTTAAAGAAGTAAAGTCTTCCAAAACAAAGAACTCCTTTAATTCAGAAAAAATAGAAAAAAATATTTATATTGGCTTTTTGGACTTTGATTTGTCCACTTACCGATACCCTAGAGTCTAAAATTCGTGTAATTGTCGGTAGAACTAATTTTAAAATATTATGGCACGATCTCGCGTTCTTTCACAAAGTAAAGCTGTTTACGTCACCAAAACTGGTCTTCTTGCATCATCTGATGGTGCTAAACCTTCTGGCGTAGAAGCAACTCAACTACACAGAATTGACAACCTTTCATTTGAAGTGGATATTGCTGGTTCAAGACAAGATATCCGTGAATTCGGTAAGCTTGCACGAATTGGAACACTTGTTGATTCTGATCTTAATGCTACTGCTTCCGTTGGTTATCTCTTGACCGATGGAGAAAATGAGCATCACCTTGGTTTTGAAATCAAAGAATCTCTTCAAGGAGCTTTTGCTGGTAACGTTCAAGGAATTTCTGGTTTCTTGACCGAATCAGACGATCACAAAGAGCGAAATGTTTTTATCTGCACAGTCGGAGAAGGTAAAGATGCTTTTGCTTCTGAGTCTTGGTCAGATCGTTCAGAACATGATGTTGTCGGTCTTGGTAATGCATTCATCTCTGATTACGCAGTCGAACTTAGTGTTGGTGATATTCCAAGAGCAGACGTTAGTTTTGAAGCTAATAACCTCGTTTTTTACACAGGAGCAAGCTCTGGTCTTGCTAATCCTTCGATTGGTCTAACTGACGCTACAAGAGCCGATTCTGGTCAAGCCGCTCTCCCTATTCCTACAACTGGTGAAAGCTTTGTTGACGTTCTTCGTCATGGTCAAATTCAACTTAGCCTTCAAGATGAAACTCCTCTTGGTATGGGTGGTGCTGACTTGGCTG